AAAAAATGCAAAATATTCCAATAATCATGAGTATTGAAACATCTGCCTCTGGGACAGTTGAGATATGTTTATTATGTTCAAACATTTTTTCAGGAATCTCAACTACTTTTGTGAATTTATGTGTATGAATAACTAAGGTTGCATCTTCAACTTCAAATTCTGCTCTTTTCATTTATCTCTCTTAAATAATGTAGGTAACTTTTTACTACCTTTTTTGTATTTATTAGCTGTCACTGAAGTAATTGGTGGCTCACCTGTTAGTGATGGTAGACCAGGACTAGCAGCAGCATTGTTTGCTGGTACCCCACCTAGCGTAGTATCCTCATGAAATTGCTTAAATGTTTTCATGTATTTTTCTTTAAAAAAGTTTTCTACTAAAGTTGTATCCATTTCAAAAGTTAAACTCTCAATAAATATTGACTCTAAATTTAATGGTTCTATCTTTTGTTCTACACATTCTCTAACTAAAACATATGCAGCCATATATGAAAGTAATTTTTTATTTTCAACTGGAACTTTTTCGAGAATACGTTTTATTCTAAACACTAAACGATGTAGTAGTGTATAAGCTTCTTTTTCGTTTTGAGTTTTTAATTGCGTGTCTCTTTTTAGAACATTACCTTTAGCATCTATAATTCCTAGACGAAAGGCATCCGTTTTATCAAACGGAGTAACTAACATGCGAAGAATTCTATAAACTATTAATTTATCTGTGAATCTAGCTACTGGCATTAAAGTGCTCGCAATTTATTTACTATTTCAGTATTAATAGAAATATCCGAATCATTTATTCCGTAGATAATAACATTATCTGGCATTAAATTCAAATATATTAAAAAAGTTTTTAATTCACTCCAATACTTCTTATCCATTTTGTAAAAAAGCATTTTGACTGTGGCCTCGGCTCCGAAGGTGTTGTATAATATAATGATGTGGTTTAATATCAAACGTTCTTTAAGAACACCTTCAGTTTTGTATCTGTTCAAAAGTTTTTTAATATACTTAAATCTCTTTATTTCCTCTAAAAAATCATTAATACCTTTATGAATATCAGCATTATAATTTTTAATCGCGTATAATAAAAAGTTATCCTTTTTTAAATCAAAATTCATATTATTTCTTTTTTGTTGCGGGCTTTCTTCTTTGAGACTTAAGAGGTGTTGAATTGGCTTTTACTTCTTCATTGTGCTTGAAGATGCTATAAAAACTTAGAAAACCTAGTATAGCAAGATTAATATTAATGCCGACTTCACCTAAGATACCTAGGTTATCATAACTCAAAGGAAATTTATTTCCAAAAATCCATTGTAGTAATATTGTGAGTGATACAAAGAAACTAGAAACTCCACAATACCATATGGCAGTTTTACATAACTGTCTATCATACAGTCTTCTTCCATTAATGAAAGAAATATTATGCATAACAAAGTAGAAACAAGATGAACATATAACAACATTACAAATAAAATTTATAGATAGAATAAAACTATCTAAGATGTCAGTTAACTCAACTATCATTTTTTAGCTCTTAAATTAGTTTTATTTTTGACCTTAGTTACTAGTTCAAAAATATCTGATTGTTCGTTTTTTATAAAGAAATTCGCCACAGCTCCCAATATACTATATGCTAAAAATCCTATAATACCGCCTGTCATTAACTGTATCTCCCAATCATCAGTTAAATTTATTAAATGAATAACCGGGGTTGAAAAAATTATTGCACACCCTGTTGATAAACCACCTCTTATAAATGCTTCAGATATAGATTTTGGTCTTATGAAGGTCATCATAGATGCACCTCCAAAGAGACCACCGATAGCTGCAGCTATTTTTGCTGCAATGAAATGAGATGGATCTGCCATATAATACCTACCATGCAGTTAGAGTTATTCTACGCCAGATATTATCAGTTCCAGTTGTATATGATTGTACACATATGTAAAGATTACTTGCATCAAAAGCTATCATTCCGATACTGTCACCGGAAGAGCCTTTTACGTTAGCTGGCGGACTTTTTACTTGTGTAAGACCTGCAATCAAATTAGCTGCAGCAATCCTCTTGCTAGAGTTTGACTGAACTATATAGAATAGATCAGAAGCTCCAACTGTGGATGCTGCAGTTAACTCAGATAATTTAGAATCAGACATTTGTTAATTATGAATTTCTAATGATTGCATCGTCATTGGCATCTGTCAATAGAACATTAGGATTGCCGTTAGCTGAAATTGTTCTATTAAAGTTCTTTGACATAGCTACTAACACTTCAGTTTTGATTCTTACATTACCTTGAGAATTTGTATATCTCATGAAAGAAGTCCAACCAGGTGATACAAATCCATTAGCTTTATTGCCACCAATATTTGCTTCTACAGCATCTATACCCACAATTCTTTGAATTGAATATGTGTTACTAAATGCATTAGAAACTGCAGTAACAAACTTGGGACCTTGCTGAATATTAGCTAGACCTGAAGCTGTTGTACCATTGAATGGTGTAGTTAAAGTAAATGAAATATTATTAGCTACAGCTGCGATTTGATATTTTGCATTTGTATTTGCAGTCATCTGACCGAATGCGAAATAATCACCCGGCTTCACATCTGTAAGAAAAGTTGTTGCGTTAGCTAAAGCATTCGTGACAAATCTGCTTCCATTTGTCACTGTCACATTACCGGTAATGCGAGAGCTATCTAGTTTACCCCATCCTGACATTATTTTCTCCTATTTCTTTTAGGCTTGCATAGTATTTATTAGCAAGATTTATTGTGTTTTGCTTTAGCAGCATTACCGAATTTTGATGCTTGAGAAGTACGTTTCATAACTTCTCCCTCGTCACCTTTTTCCTCAGCTGAAGAAGCTTTTCTTTTTGCTGCAGCTCTTGCCTTTAGCAACTTTTCTACACTTACTTCATCAATCTGCTCAAAATTTTCAACTTGTTGTTGAAATGCAATCTCAATAACATCCATTACTACTTGTAATTCTTCTGCAGGAATTTGAGATAAAGATTCAAGACCTTCTTCTTGTAGATAAGTTTCTACATAGTAAGAATATGGTTGTTTTTCCTCGCCTTCACTAACATCCTTCTTAATCACATATTGATTAGAATTTTGTAGTGTTTTGTGGTATGCTAAAGCTTGATTAAAGTTATTAAATTTTTTCACAACCTGTCCTGTCGTTCTATGAACAATTGAATGTGAAGATGTAGATGGAGTCCCTGACATTGAAGCGCGAACTCCAGCTTCAGTATCTACAGCTCTTTCATCGACTTGTTCAGATTCTTCTGTAACTTTCTCAATCTGCTCTGCAGTTTCCTCGGTAGCCTCAGACTCTTTAATTACAGAAGAATTCATAACTTTTCTTATATCTTTCACCAAATCGCTGTTAGCGAAGGTTTTCAGTTGATTTTTCATGATTCCCTCTTAGGAAGATTTTTGATTTAATATTTATTATACTTATTTTTTCAGACGTTTTCTTTCAACATCTCTCATATGAGGAATCAGTTTTTGTATTAAAACTTGTTGGATTTTACCCATAGCTTTAATTCTTGACTCTAATTCGTCTTTTTGTTGAGCTGTCAATTGTGATCTATCTCTGCCCTGTAGAAGTCTCTTAGCTAATAATCTTCTAGCAGCAACCTTAGCTCTCCTTGCAATAACATCTTGCGAGGCTGGGCGTCTAATTTTCATAGATAAAGCCACTCCACGTATTGCGCTATGTCTAGCAAAATCCATGTGCTTCTTTAATCTTACTGCTGCACTAAGTTTTTCGGTTAAAGTAGATTCCTCAAGTTCTTCATCAGTATATAAGTCTCCAAAATCTTCCCATTGTACAGATTGAGCCAATTCTTCTATCTCTTCCTCTGACAAAGGGTCTTTTAGTGGGTTTTTATCAAGATAATTTTTAAATGATGTTTTATTCTCTATAATATCACCAGCTAGTTCTACAGATTCAGCTTCACCGGATGCAGACGGAACATGAGCAAATGGTTCATCAAAAAGAGAAATATCTTCATCTTTAAACAACTCAGCCATTTTGGTTATAGTTGTTTCAATGTAGATATTGTGATTCTCTAGTTCATCAAATTTTTTCAATGCCTCCATAGCAACAGATAATCTAGCTGTAAAGTCATGAACATCAAACGATGTAGCTTTACCTTTATCAAGCGCTTCTCTGTAAATTCCCAAATAATCATCTGTAGCAATTAGAGCTTGCTTAAGCAATTCTGCATTTATTTTAGCTGTCATTTAAGTGATGCCTTTAAAAACCATGCATGTTTCTGGTGATTTGCAATTCTATCTTGTATTATATTAGATATTCCAATCTCTCCGGCAGCCTCTGCAGCCTTATAAGTAGAGAATAAACTCAATAAAACTTTATCATTTGACTTAATCAAATCATTAACCATATCCTTGGCACTCATTATTACATCTGTTTCACTGATTGAACTCAAATCTTTTAATCTAGATAATGATCCTGGTGCATAATCATCTAAAGTTCGTATTAGTTCAGCTAACTGATCTATGGATCCATATACTTCACTATAAATCTTTTCAAACAAAGAATGATACTCAAAGAAATTTTCACCCTCTACATTCCAGTGAAATCCATGAGCCTTTAGATAGAAGCTAAAGCTATTAGCTAAATTAATTTTCAAAAAATTTATTAATGTGTCCATATCAATTATTCAGGTAATTTTTGGTTTGTTGGTGGCGAATATGTGTTGGTTTTACTAAACTTCCCACTTCGACTGCAGTAGCTTTCTTTTCAGATTCTGATTCTGGTTTAGTTACTTCACCTATAGCAGCAATTAGTTTTTGAAACATTTCTCTTGCTTTAGGTTCTACATCAAAATTTTTTGTAGTATAACCCATATAAGATACTTGAGATCTTTTTTGAATTTTTTCAGACTCTTCTTTAATTTGTTTAGGCGTCATTAATAGACGAGGAATCTCTCTGATAACTTTCTTTCGAGTCTCTAGAGCAGGAATTTCTGTTTCTTCCTCTACAACATTATCGAATACTGAGTATTCTTCCTTTACATCATCAAGCCATCTTTTCTCTATGGAGCCAGATTCTGTCTCTATAGTTACAAAATTACTTGCTCTAGCAATTATTTGAACTTCTTTATTCTCTACAAAAACTCTATCACCAATGTTGTAAATTTCACTATTGAGATATCTCTCTCTAATAGATTTTTTCTTTTCCTTTATTCCATTCTGAACATCACTAAATAACTCTCTAGCATGTTTTTCAGGAACATGTGAGGGAATACCTTTTTTAAATTCATTATAGTTATTAGAAGAGGCATGTGCTCTCATCTTGGATGCCGACATACCAGAGGTACCTTCAGCATCTGGATCTCTTTCACCTGCAGATACAACTTTAATTGATTTAAAATTAAATAGCTTTTTATCGCCCTCTCCGTTATATTTGTGTAGAATTTTATGATACTCATCTACTCTGTCAGATCCACCAACCATTATTAAATGTTTAGTACCTGACTTATGCAATTTCTCTGCATGTGATAAAAATGAAGGGTGTTCTTTTGAGGCTAATGAAAGTTTTGTTTTAGGAAAGAAACGCTTTGCGTGTTTCAATTTTTGTTCAGGAGTTAATGGATTTTTATCTGAATCATGAGAGTGGGATAATACAATCGAATGATCAGCATTATGCTCTTTAGCCAAAGAATGAACTTTATCTACCAGTTTAGCATGCCCAGTAGTTGGTGGATTCATTCTACCGAAAGCTAAAACAGTTGTCTTATCTTTGGTGGATTCTGTTAAAAATTCTTTAAATTTCATTATAATTCCCTAAAACTTATTTAATATTTATACTCTTGAAATAATCAGTATAACACCCGAAGCTGTAGGAATTGGAGGAGAAACGCTTCCATGAAGTCTTTGTAGGTAATCATTAGCAATTCCACTTTCTTAATGCTAGTGCCTTACGAGTTGGTTCACCATTTGGTTTTTTCATTGGACCTTCAACACCAGACATACGAGCACAGAAAGATTTGCGACGATTATAAGCTATGCTACCTTTCTTTAATGTGCTTGGTTTTTTAGTAACAGGTGCTTTTAAATTAGATCCAGTTGTTCTGTTATAGTGATCACGACCCTTTTGTGTCAAACCACCAGTTTTACTTTTATATCCCTTTGCATCAGCAGTTTCACCCTCATCTATATTTTTTTCTGGTGTATATTCTTCAGCTGCTGCTTTAAATGCAGCTGCGGTTGGTGCACCTTTACTTCCTGGTTTTCGCATACGTTCACCAGAACCATTTTTAATGCGCTCTTGTTTAGCGTGAATATTATCCCACAATCCACGTTTTTCTTCTAGATATTCTTTAAATGAGATCATACTGATCTCCTCGCAATCTTAATTGTTGATAATAGGTCGCTTTGTTAATAAAACTTATTTAATATTTATACTCTTGAAACCATCAGTATAACTCCGGGCGCGATGGGAGTTGGCGGAGAAACACTACCAGGAATAGTTTGAATAGACACATCTGTACTATCACAATGACACATTATTTGTATAGAGTCACCCGCATTTACTCTAATTGGTAGAGGAGTTGTTGCAATTAATTTACCCGGAGTTCCTGTGTTTTTCTTTGCAGGTACAGTAAATATGCTGTTGGTATATTCTACATCAACATTATTTTTTCTTAACCATAATTGAAAATCAAAGTTTTCATTTCCTACATTATAAAGCTGTATACTAGGAACAATATTGTACGTATTTGTTTTAGAGAAAATTATAGTAGAATTAGCACCCAGCTCTATATTATTTGTTACCTCTACATTACCCAAATCAACAACTTGAGCTAGAGTAATGTTTGCTATAGATTGATTTATTGTGGAGAAACTAGTAAGATGATCAATTTCATCAAACTCAAACTTTTTAGATGTAGCATTATACCGCATAAACAAACCATCTGCTATAGACGATCTATCTACATCATCAAGATATCTTAAATTAACTTCACCACTACCAGGTCCAGTTGCAGCTATTTTACCAATAGCTTTCTCAAGAAATTTTACTTTATTTACTAGAGCTGATATTGTAGCATCTACTGGCTGAGAAGAAGGTTGTTGAAATGAATCTTGTTTCCTTATTATTTTAGATGTTTTTTCAATTAGAGTTGGTGAAGCAGGTGGTTCAGCTTTAGGTTCAACTTTTTCCTCTAAGAGTTCTTCTACCTCTTTTGCAGTTGGTATATTACCATATGGTATATTTTGTGTAGATGGTTTTAAACTTTCTGCTGCAGATAGAAGATCATTGACCAAATTTGATCGAATAGATTCGGCTATAGAAGAATTTAACTTTTCACGTTGCATAACCTCCTGCAACATACTTTCTTCGGGTTCAATACCCAAATTCTTAGATAGTTTTACAAGCAACAACTTTTCTTTTGAGTTCACTTTTTCTATTGACACCTATTGACAAATGTTGTAAAATCGCTATGTAGTTAATGATGAAGATATACTAATCCTTACCTGCTTTATCTGCTGCAACTTTCTTTACTTCAGTAACTAATTCCTTAAATTTTTTCATTTTATCCTCTAGCTGCTAAAAAGTTAGCTCTACTGAATTCAGCGCGGTCGACTAACTTAGTTGGTCTATTGTTGATTACTGCCACATGTCCTTCAGGTTTTGCTAACTTACCATCTATAGTGTGGTGAAATGGTTGCTCCGATGCTGATAAAACATCATTGAGAACATTTTTGGCTGCCTGCAAGTGATGATGAAGTTTAAAGGTATGATCAAATAAACTCTTATTCGACTTTACATGCTCCATTTCTTTATCAGCCTCTTCTTGTTTTTTAGCTTTAGAGGCTACTGTTTTTACATCAGCAATTTTTTTGTTGTGAACTGTTTGAAGATGAGACATGTAGTCCTGAGTAGATGGTTTAGTATCTTCTCTGACAGTTTTGTTTATGTATGCTTTCAACGTATCAACATGACCTTGTAGATGAGAATAATCACCTAGCTTTTTATGTTCATTAAGTGCCATCTTCATTTGAGAAGCAAATTGTTTTTGTTGCTCAGGACCATAGTGAGCATTTTTTGGATCATATTTTGGATTTATAATGTGTACATCTGAGTTTTTACTGAAATGACTAGTATCAGCATTATATTCTGCTTTCATATTCTCTAAATTATTACCATGGTATGCAGTATGAACTACTACGCCTATTTTTGCATTTTTAATAGCTTGCCCGTGGTCAGAATTCTTCTTTGCAGAGTATGTAATAGTGTTCGGTTTGAAATGATATGTGTCACCTTTAGATGTTACATCACCATCTTTCTTTGAGTACATGAAGTCACCCTGATACACTCCTTCATGTGGTGATACCTTGGGTAGGTGAGTTAATCCCTCTTTTAACTTTGCTACTAATCCTGGTGCGTGCCCATGATTCTTCTCTACGTCATCTGTAGTATAATTTAGCTTAGGATTTTTATTAAAAGCAGATTTAGATGCAACAAAAAATCTTTTATTCTCTGGGTGATAACCAAAAACTATGCTAGGTAAACCATCATATTTAGTTGATATTGATACCTTTGAAGGCTTCTTTTTCAAAAGATCATGCACACCAGACAAAGTGTTATATGCATGTTCAAATCCAGCCTCACCTGCATTTATTGGATGATCTTCTGCATGCTCTAGATGAGTTAATTTTTCCTCATTTGAGGATTCAAGTAAGTATGAATTGAATGATAGCATTAATTACCCTTTTGTTTCAATTCTAAAAGCTACACTGCTGATACCACCGCGAGATTTAGCGCGCAAATCCATCTTTACTTTTTGTTTTATTGAAGAGACATATTGATCATTGATAATAAAAAATCCTACAGGTGAAACTATAGAATTTGCCACAGCACCCCTATAGCTTGCAAGCGTTTGTTTACCTGTGAGAGCTTCTAGAAGGATAGCGTTGTAATATTCAGGATTTTGTTTCACAAATTTCAAAAGTGCTCCTAGCAATTCGGGTTTATTATTCTCCAACCAATACTCATAGCTCTTGTCTTTCAGTATTTTCCCATTTTTTATAAACTCTGAAACTATTTTTGGATTACCTTCTTCAACAATTCTGTCGTAGTTTGACATTGAAAGTAATCTAGTAGGCATTACTTTCAATTCTTTAACTATTGATTTGAGCACACGTTTACTAGCATCGTTTTTTAGATTATCCGCTGCAGACTCAAACAATTCCGCTGTTGAAGCTCCCTGCCCAGATGCCAATTGTATAGGACCTGCCATTTTTACAGATGTGGTATAAATTGTGCTTCCGATTTTTAGCACAATATCTGTTTTTGGTTCAGGTTTTGCATATATTGAGCCGAACGGGCCCTTTGAATCGTCTGAATGCCATGCTTGAATTTTTCGTGCTCCTGCAAATTTTTTAATGTTTTGAGCGCACGCTTTACCTTGCTCTTCTATTTTAGAAGAAAATTTACGGTCGCCATAGTCGCCGCCAAGGTATTTGATTATACACCACTCTAGATCTACCCCCTCCGACGCTGCCATTTTGTATCCCGCTGAATTTATAATTTATTATTTATGCAATAAAAAAGGGCACCGAAGTGCCCTTAAAAACAAACCAGGAAATCAATTACTGGAAAGCGCGGTCGCCCATTAGATGGTAAGCTGCCTGCACCATGCGTTGTGTAGGCTTACCTAGACGATAAGATGTCTCGCGGGTGGAATGCTTGTTGGTGTAAACTGCGAAACCATCAAAGCGAAGCTCCTGAACACGAGCGCGAAGGTTCTTAATACCGAAAAGTCCGCGTGCCTGCTTAGCACTAATATTCTTACCTGATTTGAGAAACGATAATAGTTTTTGATTTTGTGTCATAATATCTCCTTAATTATACAACTAACTGCTTCAGTTCTTCAATGAGAAGGTCATCCTCCTTCTCTACCTTTTTTGAAGGCGTAACTGCCTTCTTTTCTGTGGGCTTAGCTGGCGATGCCTTCTTAGCAGGGCTCTTACTTGCCTTCTTGCTAGCAACCTTTGTAACTGTCTTTTTTGTTGCAGCCTTTACGGTTTTCTTGGTTACCAGACCCATCTTTTTATTATGAGTTTCATTGATAACATCTGTGAACTTGTTGAACTTTTCCATCTTTAGAAGCTCTTTACAGATGTCTGCCTTCGACATTTTCTTGCCGAATTCCACTAGTTCAATGTCAGTATGACCTGCCTTGATCATGGCTTTGATACGAGTGACCATATCACCTTGACCGACACGAACCTTAAACTTACCAATACGCTTTGAAACACCACCGAAATCATACTTTTCGCTCATGTTATTTCTCCATTATAAAATAAAAAATCACTCTATTTCTTTAACTTTTTCTTGCCTAGCTAGATGAAAGAATACACAACTACCCATGGCAAATAAAACCCAACTCTTTTCGTCAATTATATTGACGTATGCTACAAGCCACCACACTAAAGAGATTAGATATAGCATATCATGCTTGGTACAAGAGAATGAGAATAGGGAGCAAAGTGATACAAACTGCTCCAATAAAATCAGCCACCAAGGTCTTCATCGTCATCATTAGTATCCATTACGTAAAATAAGCGAAGAATTCCGATAATTACGATCAACCAAATAACAAAGAATATGTACAATGACTCCATGATTTACCTCAAAACGAGACGAGAACGTTGTTTTTCTGCAGTTTCCGGACATTCAAACTCCATAATGTCCTCGCCGCATTTAACCATTTCTTCGATGCGAATAACTTTCACATCTGCTGCCATATGAAAATGATTCTCACAGCGGCACTTGACGAAATACGTTTTATCTGTCATCTCACTTCCTTTATTAGGATACCCACATTATACAGGAATAGACAAAAATGTCAAGAAAAGAAGTGTAACAAAGTGTAACAGGAATTACTGCAGATTGATCGATTCATTATCCACGAAACTATACTAAAACGCTCTGTAGCGCCCAAAAATCCGTAACCTATTGATTTACCAGTACTTTTTAGAAAACTAAAAGTCCTTTAGAATCAACGAGTTATCTTCTTTCCCGGAGCCCCAAGCATAATCTTGGTATGCCATTCGCCGCCAATTTTTCTTTGGTAGAAATGGTCTTTTAGTTCAGGGTGTTTCTGAACCTCTGGATCGTCATGCGGAGGTACTCGAGTTTCCTCTTTTGCTAGCTTACTAGCATGGTGGCGAGGGATTGCAAAATCTTTGACGTTAGGAAGATGCTTTTTCAAAAAAGATAGAGAGGGACCAGATACTTCACCATAAGATCTTTTCTGAGTGAAGTCATCCTTCATCATCTTTGCTAGACCTTTTTTACCAGCATCAGAGCCATCGGTTGCAACAGCAACACGCTTTCTTCCCTCTTTGTCTTTGTATAGCTGCACTGAACGAACTTTGCCGTTTTCCTTGTGCAATTTCCAGAAAGGAATCTTTTTAACCATGTCCTCTTTTGACTCAAAACCCGAGCCATGAATACCACCGATTGGTTTGTATGCTGATTGAAGCATATTCCAGACATGGTCTGCGTGAGCATGTTTTTCTTTTTCGTGTTCAGGAAAAAGATTTACAAACTTTTCTTCTAGAAATTTTTTGAAATTATCCATATCAGTAATAGGTGTTGTATACTTTTCTAATGATAGTATTTATCGGACTAAAATCAGTGAATCGATGCCCCTCACCCGGAAACGTAAAAATTCTAGGTTTTGTTGGAGTGTAATAGTTCAATGTCTCTACTGGATCAATAACATCATCCTTCATGCCCAAAATTAAGGCACGATAAATCTCATTCTTAGGCGAATCAGTTTCATACTTAACGTATGAGTCAGTTTCAACTTGATACTTTTTCAGAGAGACATGGGGCTTAATTGCTGGATTGATCAGTACACATCTATAATTGTATGCACTGGCGAAGAAATTAGTCCAGAAACCACCGAGGCTAGAACCGACAAGCAAGATATCTTCATCGATATAGGGACGCAGTTGGTTTTTAATATCAGCGTGTCCTTTATCAGCATCATTGAAGTTATACTGAATAACCTTTACCTCAGCAATATCCTTCAACCCACTCAAAATTTTTGAGGCGGTTTCAATGCCGTCGCTGTTATAGCCGTGGATGTAAAAAATCATGGCTTAACTCTTCGGAGCAAACAGTTCATCAAAAACTTCCTTGGGTCCATAACAACTGAAAGTATTCCACTGTTCAGAACCCTTATAGGACCAGATACCACACTGACGCCCATCAGCAAGAAAGCCCCAACTATGACTCACCTTATCTGGATCATCTTGCACATTGCAGTCGAAGCCGAGAATCTCTCGAATTTCCTCTACAGAGTAACCAGTGAGTGAACCAGTCTTATGATCGCCAGCAACAGGAACGGGGATAATGACCATGAATGTCTCCAATTAAAAATATATTATACAGGTTCTAAACTAAATGTCAAGCCTTTTTAGCAACTGCTGCAGAGTGCTTGCAATATCGACGAAACACAAAACCGGGGCAGTTGCAAGTGATTTTTGTTCCGACTGCAGTGACGATATATGTCTTACCGGTTGATTTGCTGGTAACCTTGAACTGCCGAGTTGCTGTTGGCAAAGCCAGTTCTCTTGCCTTACCACTTATATACTTAATATCGACAATGTTTCTCACATTGATGGTCGAAACTGGATAGTTAGGATTATTTGTCCTCAGATTGAAATCATCTGATCTCAACCAACTATCCGGCTTTACAACCTCGCCGGTGTGTGTATAAAACTCATACTCAGATTCTGAGTATAAGTATGTCTTTGGAAACCTAGTGGTGACCGTGACAAACGAACCGACTTCAGGAATACTAGTCATGAAATATTGAAAAATGCTTATGTGTTGTAAGATTAAACTTTCTCAAAAACATTGTAGCCTCTGTGTATGTGGCAAAAATTCCCTCATACAATGTACGCTTCTCTGTCTTTGAGACGGGTTCTTTCACCGTTACTTTTACACCTTGTTCTGCCGAAGAAAATTTAACTTCTCTCATATTTTCCTCATTTCAATGATTGTTATTATACAGGTTTTAAACTAAATGTCAAGCAGTTTCTAACCCATTGATTTAAAAGAACTTTTCCTTTACTGTCGGAAGCCACTTGTATGTTTTCTTTAGCAATTGCGTTCTTACATCAATCCACCTTGCATGCCTAAATGCGCGACGATAAAGAATCCATGTAGTTAGCTGCTGATACATGTCAGGATTTTTTAAAACACCTTTATTTCCGTTATAATGAAAGCATATCTCCATTGCTAGATCATGAGCATAAGCATCAACTTCCTCCATTGTTGCTAGATAACTCATTGTGGCAAATCTAAATTTCGCAGATCCTTTAGTATAATAATATTCTTTAGTATAAAACTGTCTGTTACTCTCACATTGTATTTTGTGAATCAATTCATGCTGAATAGTCTGAGACAAGGAAAAGAGAAAGGCTTTAAGCCTGTTCTCTGTAAAATATATTCCTTGCTTTATTTTATTTAGATGAATGAATATTGTTATAGGTTGTTTGGTGAGACAAGGATCATACTCCCCGCCTATTAAAAAATGAACTTTTTTTGGTAACTTACCATAAACAACTTCAATCCTACAACCCAGAGGTTTTACTATTTTATATACTTGTTCCTGTAATTTAGTGTCACTAACATTACCTTTTAGTTCGGTTGAATATTTCAGTAATCTTTTCCAAATTTTTTTGCCAAGATACATTATATCCTCTCCGAAAATTGGACATAATATTTATGTTTTTATAGAACTAAAATCCCTCTTTGCTCTAAAAGGTTGTGGTTCCTCTCCTCTATCTGAGATGCCTGTTTGAGCATCTTCCTCTAAATCATACAATCTCATTTTCGCTCGATCAATACCAATTAAAAACCTTTTATTTTGGCTAGGATCATTGTATCTGTTCTTCAATTGTTTAACCATCAATTGATTCATTTTCTCTAAATCTTCTGTGCTGATTAGAGCAAACATTAAATCTGCAGTTGCAGGTAAACCAAACGATTCTGATGTATCAGTTAGTTCAACATCTGTATTAGCAAATCCTGAGCGAGTTGTTTGTGTTGCTGAGAATACAGCAACATTTTTCTCAACTGCTAATCCACGCAACTCCTCTGCAATAGATTTGACTACTGTGTAGGAATTCAAGCTTGCACTTGGTTTGTATCGTGAACTAATACAAATATTCAAATAGTCAACACATATGATGTCTGGAATAAAATTCTTCTTTACTTTTAGTTCATTGAGTAGAGATTTAAAATGACCAACATGTGCAGATGCTGTTGGATATTCTTTGATGATTAACTTACCATGTGTCTTTGACTCAATCTTCTGCATTCTATCTTTAAATGTTGACTGAGGTAAATCTTTTAATTCCTGAATGTTTGTATTTAGTAAATTAGCATCAATTCTCTCAGCAATTCTTTCCTCTGCCATTTCTAATGTAATGTATAACACATTGAACCCCTGCTTAATAAAAGCAGATGAAATGTGGCAGAGAAATAGACTTTTACCTACACCGGTTCCTGCAAGTGCAATATTTAATGTCTTTCTAGGTACACCGTGCCCAGTGATTTTATTGAAATATGCCAGATCAAAAGCTAATCTATCCTCAACTCTATTGTAGAAAGCTAAACGCTCTAGAGCATCATTAAAATAATCATGACCAACTGCATTGTCAAATGTAACACCTAAAGCATCCTGAAGTAACTGAGGAATTCCATCCTTTGATCTTTCTTTATCTCTACCATCTAAAATACTTATAGAGTCAACTATAGCATTATATACTGCTCTTTCTCTACAATACTTTTCAGTCTCCTCTACAAGCCATTGCAGATTATTCTCTTTATTGGTTAGTGTAGAGAGAAGATTGATTATATCTGAATAAACATCTTCATTGATTAACTTATCATTGTGAATAGCAATTTTAAGTGAATCTATTGAAGGAACTGCATTATATTCACCCACAAAAGAATTTATCTTCTTGAAGATGTTTTTTGTATTATAATCAGAGAAATATTCTTCTTTAATGAAAGGAAGTACTTTTCTAGTGTACTCCTCATTAGTAAGTAAATTGCTCAGTATTAAGTCTTCAATCATTTTGTTCCTGATTCTTAGCAAAATCTATTGCTGAAGTTATAATCTCTAGAAGTATACTCTGTAATACTTCATCAAAATTTGGATTCGATTTAACATCCTCATATACCATACCCTCTGGAAATTTAGTGATGTAGAAATCAAATGTTAATGTACCATCTTCATCAGCAAAATTTAACTCATCTATTTCTATTACAGTGTCCTTAAATTCTCCGCTGAGAATCTCTATACCCCAGGCATCAAATTTTTCTGGTACAGACCAGATTGTATAATCTACTTTATTCTTCTGCATCTTCATATTCCTCATCTATAGTGGAATCTAACATTGTGGTAGAATTCATTTTGTATTTACCCTCAATATATTCCTTAAAATCATTTGATGTAATGATTGTTTGCCAAAATTCCCATGTATTGGTATCCTTGATTCTATATTTCTTGTCAGGAAACCCCTTCTTTGCATACCATCCATTAGAAGGTTTAACAACAAAACCACCTTCAAGAGCAACATCAAGTAAACCAGACCACTTACTAATTCCACCTTCAAATGAAACTTGTACTGGAATTTTAGACTTTTCTCTCACATAACGAGACTTCTCTACATTGATTATGAAATTGTAACCCATTAAATCAGTACCATCTTTCTCTTGCTGGCGACCAATAATGTAAATATTGTCTGCTGAATAATACACACCAGTTCCACCACTTACAACATCCTTGGGAAACATTCCAATTTCCTTGTAAGTATGATTAACAACTATCATTGGAATATTCTTTAAAGCTAGATGTGGTGTAACCATTCTGAAAAGAGATTTTAATTGTTTAGCTCTAGACATATCAGCTACAGATTTACCCTCTAGAGCATCTTCTACTTCCTTTTTAGAAGCGAGATTACCAACAGAGTCTACAATAATGATTACATGATCTCCTCTAGCAATATCGTTCAATTGTGCCATTGTATCAAACTTAAGTTGTTCAATATCTGTAATGGGTGAGTGTAGAACTCTTTCAGTGTCTATATCAAAGCTATCGAAATAACTTTGTGGTGAGCCAAATTCCGAATCATAGAATAGTACAACTGCATCATCATACTTGTCTAGATAAGCCTTTGCTAACAAAAGAGCAAAAGCAGTCTTAAAATGTTTACTAGGTCCAGCAAACACTGTTAAACCAGGAGTTAAACCACCCGAAAGTGAACCAGACAAAGCAACATTTAAAATGGGGATTGATGATTGAATCATATCCTTTTCATTGAAAATAATTGATTTTGATAGAATCGCTGTATCTTTAATTGTAGAATTTTTCTTAAGTTTTTCTAGTATTGACATATTTTATCCTGTTATCCAAAAAGATGTTCTAAACTGGCTTTAGGTCTAGCACTCCAGCCGACACCTTTTAATATTGTTGTTAGTGGTTCAATAAATGCTTTCTCAAACATTGTATTATAATCTATGAAGGATGTCAATTCAAGTTCCTGAGGCATTTTAGAAATAAACGCTATACAATTTTCTCCTATTGGATTGGGTTCTGCTAGATAAAGAAATTTAATCTTTTCACCTTCTTGTATTAGCTCATATTTTTTATTTAGATTGTTTTTCTGTATGTAGTGATTATATAGTAATGATCCTCGCACATGCATTGGTGTTGCTGATCTGTAGATAGATGAGTTATCACTATATCTTTCTAGTCCATTAACACCGCGAGGAAATGCAATCTCTTCTGGTGGCAATTTTTGAAAGTTAATCTCCAACTCGGCTATGTAGTCCTGTAGTTCAGATTCTGTTTTTGTCAATGCAATTTTTACTGCTTCTTTTAAAGCATTTCTAATTGGCTCTGGAGTAGATGATCTAACAATTTCTAATCCCATTACTTTTAATTTAGGCTCTACATAACGAACACCTTCATTATCGTAAACATTGAGTGCATATCTTTTCTTTGCAACCCAAATACCACGATCAGCTATAGCTTCTCGCTTGAAAAATATCTTTTCTTCAAAACCATTTGTGTATACAAATAAATCTTTACATGCTGCATTAATTACCTTGACAATCTTTTCTTCACAAATCTTGTCAAGAGCCTCAATGATTTTTTCTTTACTCTTACCCTTTAAGAACTTTTGTACTAGAGGATCTAAAGTAATATAACATGAATCGGTATCACTATAAAACGAGTAATTGAAATCAGTCGTACCACAAATCTTGTTAAGATATTTGTCTAGAGCCTCACCTACTGCTCTAATAATATACTGACCCGTGATAGTAATACCTTCAGCAATTCTATCATCATACAAGCGAAACCATTCATTAGCCCAGGCACCGAACAATGAGTTCAGCTGAATTTTTCTTGCCATCTGAAAGTTGTTGTACTTTGCAATTACCTTTTGATGCGCGGGATCTTTTGTTTGTTCATACTTCTTCTGAGCCTCAATCATTAACTTCTTATATTTTTGTCTATCATCAAAAAGCTTCTGCACGACCTCAGGCATCATACCTTGTTTGTCACGTTTATAGCAATAACCGTTAGCTGCTATAGCATAATTTTTATTTTGGACATCTAGATCATATTTCTTTGTAAGCATACCATCAACGGTTGTATCATGTGATTCTCCCTCTATAATTGTCTCTGTAGACATATTGTATTGCATGATGATAGAGGGATAAAGTGAAGTTGCATCGAAACAAACTACCCACTCATATTTTCCGGGCTTTGGCTCTTGCACATAAGCACCTACAATTGATCTTGCCTTTCTTGTTGTATCTCTCTGATGAACTATGATGTTCTTTTGCCAGAAATGATTGTATAGAATACAATCCCAGGTACGAACTGCCGAGAATATATCAACAAAGTTACATTTAGCATCATATGCCATAGTGATGATAAGTTCAATCAACTTCATTTTATCTTCTAACTTATCAACTAGACGAACGTCATGAATGTTATACTCTACGAAAGTATCCCACGCTTTTGTATAAAATTCACGAAATGTCTCAAATGGATTCTCTAATTTCTTCTCGTTCAATTCTACCTTAGCGATATAATCTAGCTTATAAGACTCTCGAACATTGTAGGTGAATTTTTTGTAGAGATCTAGATAGTCTAGAGTTGAGATACCAACTAACTCTAGAGATAAAATCTCTTTTTCATTTCGAGTGAATGATTTATCCTTGATAATATTCCATGGAGAAAGTTTCTTTGCAGTATCTTCTCCAAAAACTCTCTCAATTCTTTTTACTAAATATGGAATATCAAACGTATCACAATTCCACCCAGTGATAATATCTGGGAATGAATGTTGCCAGTATTCGATGAAACGAGTAATTAAGTCTTTCTCTGAAACACAATAAACATACTTAGCACTCTTTGTAGAGCATGGTCGAGTACCAAAGGTAATAATTTCCTTTGTGTTGGCATTTTGTAGAGAGATTAGAAGAATTTCTTCGATGGGATTATGTACATTAGGAAATCCATTCTCAGATGATGTTTCAATGTCTATTGTTTGAATATTAATGTTTGAAATATCGAAATGAACTTCTTCAGAATAATTCTCTGTAATGAATTGATAGGCAAAGTTAGTATTGCCAAAGATGGCAAAATTATCAACATCGGAATACTGCTTGATGTAGTCCTTAGCATCATTGATGTCACCAAAATGAATTGGTTCTAGAGTATCACCAAAGATAGATTTGTAAGTTGATTTTTTTCTTGATTTTAGAAACAGTGTAGGTGAAAATGATTCTTTAAAACTAAAGGGGGTACCATTTTCGTACCCCCTGTAAAGAATCTTATTACCATACTGTACTACGTTGGTATAAAATTTTTTCATATTATTCTGCTGTAGAAGATTCTCCCATTGTCTTAGACGAGCGCATGCTTCGCTTAAGATGTTCTTCACAGCATAGAACACTATCAATGATCATTTTTCTATAGATCGTCTTATTTTCTCCGCTCATAGTCATGAGGATTCGCTTACATGGCTTTGGCATTTTAAAGTTTTTATCAGCTTTCATTATTATCCTTTTATTAATTTAATACGAGCTTCCTCAAAAAGTCTTTGAGTAAGATCGAAATTTGCCTGTAAATTAGGATGATTTCTTGATGCATAACAAACGGTTTCTATACCCGATTGAATTATGATTGCTGCACATCTAGAACATGGCATTAGTGTTGAGTATAAAGTACAACCGCCTAAGTTTAATCCATTTAAATTTGTATTTGCAAACAGTATAGCATTAACCTCTGCATGTATTACTATATCATGTTTCGTTTGCTTATTGCAATACCTTTCATCATCTTTTATTCTCTGTGGAAATCCATTGAATCCAGTAGACAAAATTCGATTCCTTGAATCGACAATTACAGCACCTACTTGTGTAGAGGGATCTTTAGACCAACTTGCTACTACTTGTGCTAGTTCTAAAAATCTACCATTCCATTTATCTGATTCCATATTTTTTAAAATCTTTCAACTCTGCTACTGTCATGTCAATTTGGTGAGTGATGGAATACACTCGCATTGAGATAATTCCTTCACTCAGGTTGTTTGCTTCAATGTATTTTATTATATCATCAATGCTTGGAAACTCTAGCTCAGATCCATTAAATGTAATAAAGTATTTCTGCATTCTAACTCCTTACTTCAGCATTAGTGCATTGAAGTTTGCTGGGTAGTGTATGACATTACCAATTCTCCACTGTAGTGATAGGAAAAATAATTTTTGGTGCATGTTCTAGTTCTAATAGAGCTAGATCACAACTATTATCTTCAAATTCACAACTAATATTAGTACCAATACCAGAGCTATTATCATAAATTATAGTAGTGAAATCTTTACCATAATGTTCCATTATCTTTAGAATTTTCTGTAGTTCACTTATATTGATATGAATTCTTTTCTCACTCATTTTTATCTCTTTAGCTGCAGCAATTTTTGATATTTGTTCATTTGATCCTAGGTGTGTTCAATTATTTTGATACCAGCATGTTTGATTGCACTTTGACAGATGAGGCAAGGCTTTGCTAGCATGGGATTTCCTCTCTTGTCCCAACGACTAACAAAAATTTTGTGTGCCTTAAATAATTTTTTGCAGCGAACTATTGCATGAATCTCTGCATGCAGAAACATCTTTTCATCTTGCCCGACCTCATGAGCGAACTTAGCTTGCATCGGATGAGTTTTTAGATATTGATTCTGACCCATCGACAATACTCGACCACGCTTGTCGTAGATGATTGCAGTAATATATTGTCGCGTCTTTGACATGATTTTAAATGGTTATGCTATTATAGCATATCATACCCGGTTTAAAATGTCAATCCCACAGATTTCTGTAGTATTTTCCGAATAATCTCAATGAGTTATCGATTCTTTGAGAATGTTTCTTAAGTCCCTCTTGATCAACATCGAAGGTATGCCCAGGACCCTGCTTCATCTCTAATAATATTGAATTTTCCTGTTTCTCGAAGAGAAAATCAACTTCTCCAGAGTAAAATTGTGATTCCCAATCCGTGTTCATTTCAGAGAAACCCCAGATCATTTCATCAAGAATCCAATCCCAACGCTTGAAATGATTTTCATCTGTGTCCCACTCATTTTCTTTTGGTGGAGCAGATGTACTACGTAGAGGCTCCGGAACATCTTCATCATCTACATATGGTGCTCCATGTGTTGTTCTTTGCAACTGTTGTAGCATTGGAAGAATGATCAAAGCTAGAGTATCATTCATGTTCCATGTATCGTATGGATGAATTTCCACTAATACTTTTCTAGACTTCTCTCTATCTAACCATAAGCACAGATCTTTAATCCATGCCTTGGTGGAGAGATAACTACCAATCTTGTAGCAAGTCTCTTCAGAGACGCCGACCTTTTGTAGTAGATCGGCTAACTGATATGGACCAAACCAACTCTTATAAGGACCGATATTAACCTTCATGATACTCCTTAACTGCTTCTTCACCATAACGCTCATTTGCATGCTGGCGACAAAGTGTTCTAATCCAACCCATGTCATAGCAATGAACATCTTTCATCGTACCACATTCCTCACATACATAATGACTTAAACTTTCAGTGAAAGAAATCATATCATGTTGTTTATCTGTGGCACGATTTACATAAAATCTAAGTCCACCGAACTTTTCTTTGACCTGTACTGCAATGGGTATTGTAGTATTATCAAGTTCCTGCTTTTTTGTAGCAAGTTTTTCTTCAGTGTAATTTTCAATTTGCCATCTGTGCCATTGAGACTTATCTTCAGTCTCCACCATTTCCTTGTAGTGTTCATAACTATCTTTGGTACGATTATAATCTTGCATGAGTTTGATACAAAGAAAACGAATTATGTTGTACCAACCATCGCCACACTCGAAGCCCCAGCACATTGCTGTGGTTCGCATGCCACCATGACGGTCTTTAAAAATTTCTGGAAAATCATTACAAAGTTTCTGATCATGTTCTGGGCTCATTATTTCCTCAAAATTTTCTTAATATTGTCTTTACTTACAACACCCGATTTATACGCAACAACACCAGCAGCAAGTGCAAGTGCCAACTTAATTAATAGCTTTTTCATTTTTATTATTCTCCGAGAAATGGGGGACAAGCCCCCATTGCTTTTTATACAACTTTACAGATCATAGCGTGGAATACATACTGCCTCACGCATGATATATTCTGGTGTGAAACTCTCTACATTACCAGAAAATAGTGCCTTCATGATTGCAGGACTGAAACCAGAAACTAGCGCTGTACCCCTTTCATCAAACTTAACTGGTACATTGTCGTTTGAGTTTAGATTCCAGAAAACAATCTTTGGCACTGCGTAACCATGCTTTTCATACTTACGCTCAATCATCTTCATTGCAGTATCGTCGTAACGAGTGCAAACATTGAACTGCATGTCAGAGAAAATCAACAGCATCTCTGGCATTTCGTCTGCAGATACCTTACCATTTACTGCAGTGGTAAGAATCTTCTCAATTGCTGCATGAAGATTGGTACTCATAGCCCAATTACTTTGAACCATTTGGTGAATCTTCTTGTTGATTGAACCTGTTAGGTGAAGCAATTCTGGTGTAGAACTAAATGTCAAGAAACAATCCTTGAACTTACCTTGGTTCTTATCAGCACAATACAAGCCTAGTGATACTGCAACTTCTAGACATGTAACCATACTCTTGCTGTAAACACCACCAGCTGGGCAAGTCATTGAACCAGATACGTCAACAAGAGGTAGAATGTTCTTACCACCGGTGTAGTCTGGTAGAGCTTCCCATTGCTTTTCGATTAGATCAAGTTCTGTCTTATCGAAATGAAAGTAGTGGTTGATACGACCTTTTAGAACATCATAAGGATATACTGCGCCAGCATTAACCTTAACTCCCTTGGTACCCTTTACAAGGTCCGCCACATAAGAGGCATACTTTGGTGTATGACGATTGAACGCCTTCTTGTAGCGAGCATGTGCTAGAGATGGTACTTGGGAAAAGTTAATACTATCCCAATCTTGAGCACACATGTTTTGTTCTACAACCTTGGTTAGATTTACCAGAGTCTTACGATACTGCTTTGGAGACATACCAAGGAATGAACGTAGTTCATTGGCGATTGCACCCTTACGTGGCATCCACTTTGCTGCTAGACCATTTCCCTTAGCGATGGCTTCACCAATCATGCTGAAAGATAGTTCCTTAAGAAACTGATCCTTACCAAAAACTAAGGCATCATCCCAACGACCTACTTCAGGAATCTTTTCTAGAAGCATTGCTGCAACTAGAGGTTCATTGGTTTCTAGCCATGACAGAATATCACGGAAGATTTGACGCTCACCAGCACCACCACGAATATCTCGAGCCCACTGAGCGATACGTAGTGCGATTTCTTGATTCTCTGTAAAGGCTGCCACAAAGGCTGGCACAATATTCTTACCACGAGATGCACCAATCTTGAAAAATAGATCCACACAAGCATTTGCAGTGGATGCACGAGCCTTCATACCGTTGGTGGTACGTGCTTCTTGATTACGAACTGCATTAACGAATGAACTCATATTTCACCTCATTTTATCGGATTGAACTTAATAATCAAAATTATGAATTTGATTTTACATTTTTGCGGAACTCAATCCACATTCTTTTAACAGGATGCTCGGCTTGTCATTAATTTTTTTCGTGCAGTACATATACCTACTGCCCAATTCTGTTGCTTCTTACAGACACCTATTCTGTTACTTACTACAGACACCTGACACAATTGCTTGCGGAAATAGCATCCTTGTGTAGGACCTTACCTTTACCGCATATCTCTAAAGTATTTTTTGTTGCTGTAATCATCCTAAATTTGATGTAACCATTATATATCAGTTAACTTCAATTGTCAAGAATATTTTTAAACTTTTTAAATTCTTCTGGCAAATCACAGTTACTAGGGCAGTTCTTAAAAAATGGTGCTATTTGTTGGTGTTTATATCCAGCCAAACCACAACCAATCGCAGTAACTTGAAACTGTAACTCCATATGATCTCTTGCAAAGTTTAGAAATTTCTCTACACTTTTCTCAATTGCATCTAGAGGTAAAGTTTTTATGTTTCTATCTTTAGTTGGAATTGCATATGAGTTACCCTGCAATCCCTCCCCTATACCATAAATTGCACCATGGTGTTTCCTTGCATATAGTGCAGCTCCTGCACCATGGCGCCCTGCCAGATTACTACCAAAAACAAAAATTTTAGTCGTGGTCGTGATCTTCAATATCAATACCATCTCGTGTAACAGTAACACAGACATGGTCTCCGAAAGCAGCTTCAAATACTTCTTCCATTTCTTCAGAGCAAATCAAATTTGAAATTAGATCTGTATTTGTGACTACATGAGCAGGCAAATCATCTGGGCGACTCCAACTCCCTTCAAAAGCATACAATCCTTCTTCTTTAGCTTCGTATTCATCCATATCTAGTTCCCCATAAGTGGATACTAGAGTTGAATCATCTACATTAGAGAAAGTGGGATCATTAACTCGAAAAATACATGTGTCACCATCATTGAAGTATGGTGTATACTGAGTCCACTTAATTACCTTGATCTCAGGTGTTTCGTCAAAAAATTCCTTGAATACTGCTGTGAGACTTTTCTTTGCTTCTGCTTGAAAGTTTTTCTTTGCCTCTGCGAACTGCTCAATTAGAACATTTAGATTTTCAATAGTCTTCATGATATTCCTTTTTAGTTACACTTAGATTGTAGGGTTTGTGGTTGTTGATTAATTTCTTGTTCAGACTTACTTTTATAAGCAGGGATAGCAACTGATACAAGAATACCTATAATACAAAAAATTATCATTAGTTCAATGAGTGTAAAACCATTTTTCTTCATTTTAGTAATCCATATACTTGTAGAAAGAGTAGCTTTGTTCCTTCTTCTTTGACATAACCATTCTATAATTCTCATTTAAAATCCTTTTTATAGAAACGAATTTGATCGTTCTCGAATTGTTTCAAACTTCTGATCTACAAGCAGATCACCATTATAATATACCGGTTGTGTTGCTGAAACTAGCTTACTGTTGTAAGCTTGTTCACCCAATCTAAGAGTTACATATGATCCGTCGCAAGTATCTCGGTACAAATCAATAGTTCCTCGCTTGCTACGCTTACCAATATCTGTGATTGGATCCTTATATACGTCAACGTCCATACCATTAATTGTTGCTGCGCTACACTTCATTGCAAACTTACATGTATCTCGGTTTAGAGATTGTAGTAGCGCACCACCCTGTCCGAATGCCACATTATCAGCGCTATAGCCTAAAATGTCAAGTTGGTAAAGGATCTTTCTGATTGTCTCATGATCGATACCATCACCTTGAATAATACGAACATTATTCAAAATCTTGTAGCCCTTTTGATTGACAGTTACTCCAAAGTGCTTTTCTAGAATCTTTGCACATTCAGGCACAACAATTGAAGGATCTCCACTATCTGGGCGAATGACAACAGTTGCTCCAGACTTAACGACTTCATCTTTTAGTTGTGTGCCCCACATATTGCAGGCAGCAAAAATGTCGTAGCTGTCACTAACACATGCAAGTAATGCACCAGGCTTTCCATAATTGCGAACCATATTTCTATAAGCTTCAACTTCATTTTCACGACCCCATGAGGTTACTGTACTGTGTTCCATTGCAGGAATACTAAATCCAGAAATACCTGCATTATAATACTTTCGAGCAAAAAGCATACCCGATACAGTGTCTGTTCCCATAAAATTGACAAGGTGAGCAGCACCGCCAATTCCTGCACTCTCTAGTGAAGAGACTCCTCGGGCACCAAAATCGTGCAACTTAAAGTTAATGAGTCCAGGATCGCCATTCTTCTCCAAATAGTGCTTGATGATCTTCTTACTAGTCCAACTATTGGTTGCGACTGTAGTAGGATACCAAATTGCACGTAGTAGAGCAGTTTCGACATATGTAGTCAACCAGTAGCACTTGCTATCAGTATTTGTTACATATGCAAGAAGATTTTTGACTGGAATAACTGAACCCTCGGGAACAGCACCAATTAGCAGAGGAAGAAAACCATTGTGAGTATTGATAATATACTCCCAACCCTCACGATAAAATGGTTCACCGTGAGCTTTGATAATTTCCTCAGCTTCATCAATGTCGGCTTGAGTAATAGGCTTGCACAAATATTCCTTAATGAAGGCTTGCAAGCCGAAAAATAAAGTACGATCATATTCACCACCACGAGCTTCTACGTAACTAAAGATACGTTCAGTCCCTGGGGGATATTGATTGTACATAGACATCTTGTATGAATCGGTATTGAGAATAATTGACATGTAAATCTCCTTTACGTTTTGCTACCCAACTCTATTGTTAGGATTTTCTGTTATATTAACACACTTTCTACAAACACATTCCTTTACAACTGATTTATGGGGTTCAGTTTTAATAATCTTAATTATTTCTAGCCTCCTACCGCCCATTGAATGATTTCATAATGATCTTCATAGCAAAAACTAGAATCAATATTTGCAATTGGAACCCAAGATGCTTTCTCCGCATCATCTGATCCCTTAACGCGAGGTAGATCACCAGCAGGTAGATGAATTTTGAAAGCGTGAGTTATAGTTCTACCTCTTGTGCTACGTGCAATTGCATCAAACACTCGAGTCTCTTTAATTGAACCCATAAGAACCGGTGCAGGAACTTTAATACCAGTTTCCTCTCGTAGTTCTCTAATCATTGCATCTTGTACTGATCGATCAGTGTTTGCATTGACGAATCCACCAGGTAATGCCCACAGACCCTTACCAGGTTCAGAACGTCTACGAACCATTAGTACGTGACCAGACTGAATAACGATAGCATCTACTGTTACGAAAATAGGAGGATAGGCTAAACCACTAAACTGCTTCTTATAATCCTCGATGAACTTTCTTTCAGCAATAATTTGTTTATAATTAGAGCTCTTTGCAAAAGACTCTAGAAAACATTTTGTAGTTGCTGGAACCACACCCTCAAGGAACTTGAGGTTCATTCCTTCTCGAAAGTAAATATCACGAATATCTGTAGCATTTAGAGGTTCAATAAGTTCAACCTCAACTCGTTCCCATTGAGGAAACATCTTTAGATAGAATGTACTTTCGTCTTTGTCATGACCAATAATACCAATTTTAGGAGTACTTGAATTGGCTACAAATACATTTGTATGTTTGTTTACTATATTTTGAATGCGAGATGCCCAGGCATCGTCATTGTAGATAGTATCAAAAGTATGTTCTGCAACAATTTTCTTTGGATCATTAGTTATGTCTTTAATGACATTGGCGAGCATTAGATGTCGCTCTGCGGATGACCATGGATTTTTGTAAGTTGGAGGTTGCCATCCAGATCCAACTATAATAATTACTTTTTCTGCTAGGGAATGTGCTCTACGAATAATCTCAGCGTGAGCATTGTGAACGGGCTGAAAGCGCCCAATATAGACGAGAATATCAAACTTTTTCATGGTCCTATAACTCCTATAGGTTACAAGAACGATCTATTTCGCTCTTTAATTATATATATTTTTTGATTGCGTGAACTGCTATTTTATGATTGATCATTGAAACAATATTACTAAATGGTTCCTCTAGAATAAATGGGCATTCACCTAGTTCTCTCCATCCTTTATTTCTCACATATGAAGAATAGTATATGAGATGCATATAGTTTCCAGGATCAAATTGCTTCTTAGTCTTTAAAGGTAACTTTGGCACAATACTTATCCTTGAAAGACTTAAATGCATTAAAGGTAAAATCGTCCAAAGACTTAAATGCATTAAAGGTAAAATCGTCCTCGTGCTCGGCAAGCAGTTTTGCTGAATATTCTACAAACTTGCTACCCAGATATGAGAAAGTAAGTACAACTATAACTAGTGTACAAACCATTGCTGGCATAAAGGGGCTGATTAGTTCATCTCGCACAATCATTGCGACAATCCATGCTATAAAATCACCAAATACATAGCAAAATGCACCAACAATTGCAAGGAGAATTAGTAGAGTAATAAAACCCATTAACACTTTACGAGAGTAGGTGCAAATATCAGTATCTCGCCATTCTCGAAAATCGGAGAGATTTGTTGCAAGCCAGTAATGCCAACTGTTACTTTTAAATTCAAGAGTTTTCATAACTTAGCGCCTCATTGAGGAAATGTCTTTTGCTTCATCTGTAGAGAAAATAGGAACTGCATTACTTTTATGCATTGTTCCAATACCAATCATTGCTTCTCCAGTATATTTTGGAGATTCTTTCTTAAAAGTATTACACTGAGCAGTGTCTAGAGAAGTATACTTTTTATATTCCGACGCACCTGGACGAAGCGGTGCTGGAGTTTTTTGTTGTAAGGGTGAAAACTTTTCCTTACTCTTACTAATTGTACCATTCACAGCTATTTGAGCTTTCTCCCATCGCTGCTTTTGTTTCAGCTTCTGCTTACGAGTTTGCTTCGACTTCTGATTTGTGTAAATCAACATAATAAACTCACTGTTTGTGACAACATCATAACACATTAATGTAGTATTGTCAATAGTTTTATTTTACTGAATTAACTATTTCCCACTTTTTCAAAATCCAACTAGAAGAATTTTTCTTGTCTTCTCCACCAACACCAAAAACAAACTCTAAATTACTATCGACAAATTCCATCTCAGGAATGTTATCTTTAGTTCTATCTCCACCATTGGCGAAAATAATTTTACTTTGAGGATATGACTGCCTTACCATTTGTATAGCATTTTTAGCTGTATCATCTTTATCATCAAAAGTAATTACGAAATCCACCGCTCGCATAGCTCGAATAATAGTTGTTCTCTCGAGAGAAGGAAGAAAAGCTTTGCCCTTCTTCCTTACTAGCCATTCATCAGAATTCACTCCAACTACTAGAATATCTCCTAACTTTTTTGCTGCCTCAATGTATGAAATATGTCCAGAGTGAATAGGGTCAAAGCCACCTGTAATTAATACTATAGTTTTGTTCATAATTATCCCTCTAGATGATCGCCAGATGGATCAAAAGGATCTAGTAAATATTCAAATGCTCGAGCAACCTTAAGTCTCCAGCCAGTTCCATAACGTAAATATCTTTCCATTCTAGAAGAAATAGTAAATTCCTCTGGCATGTCAAAAAAGATAATGGTCATCACAAATATATTCAATAAAATGTCTAGCGTATAACCGACAATGAATATAGGATAACCTAAAAGTTTTACATTGGGATGAAGGGTTCCGCTGTCTCTTGCTTTCTTGAGATTCATTGTAGCAAGATATAAAATCCAGAGAATGTAGAATACTACAAATATTCCACCAGCGATTGATGCAATTAATATTAGAAGTTCCATGCTTTAGCTCCGTAGAAGTATACGGTATATATGGTGCTAATGGTGGGGCTCGAACCCACGACCTCTACTTTACCAAAGTAGTGCAACTACCAACTGTGCTACATTAGCTATCATACATCTGAATTAGCATACTATTGTGTCCACAATCATGATGCCTACCTTTAAGTACATCTGCTGCAGAAACATTCTCAATCCACATTTTATATCCTAAAATTTGGCACCCTCGGCAGGAGTCGAACCCGCATTCTCGGTTTAGAAGACCGATGTCCTTTCCGTTGAACGACGAGGGCTATTTAATCTTTAAAACTCTAACTCCGGAGTTCTCACAAATTTTCATCATATCTGCAGTTCCCGTACCACCAGGAAATGCAATCAACAAATCTATACCCAACTTGAGCATGTGACGATTTCTAATAGGACCTGCTGCTTTTTTGTGCTTTTTCCAATCAGCATAATATGTTTCGTATTCATGAGACTTTTCTCTCGCCCAATCTACTGCAAATGAATCAGCTCCTGTAGCTCCTCCGGATATTATAACAAAATCCGATCTAATTGTCAAGAGTCTGTTTAAAATAGCGTAAACTCTTGATTTGTCAGTATAATCTCGTCCACCACAGATGCAGACTCTAATCATTTATGGAGCTCCCACACGGAATCGAACCGAGAACTGTTTATTACGAAAAAACTATTATACCATTTAACTATGAAAGCTTTGGTGCTAGGTGCTGGACTCGAACCAGCATACTCCGCTTTGTAAGAGCGGTCGTTAACCCCTCACGGCAACCTAGCATTAATTCATATTGATCCAGCGACCATTTTCATCTTTACACTCAACTTTGACCTTTTTCATTTCGTTTTCAACATAACGGTCAATAGTTGCCATCTCACCAGATCTACGCATAGTTTCTAATCTATGCCATGTTTTAAACTTTTCAGTGTTTGCCATTCTTTGAAATGCTAACACTTTATTTTCTGCTTGACTTCTTGTATCTTCAGCATAGCCATGAGCACCAGATGCTTTGTGAGTACAATGTACTGCACTAGAAGTTTTATTTTTCTTCTGCCCACCAGCACCTGTGCCTCTAGTATATGACCATTCACAATCTTTTGCAGTAACGCTAAATAGAAGCTCTTTCATCTTTATCTCGATCTAGATTTCGTAGATCGGAAATTCTTTTTTTACTTTTAGAATTTCCCATCCATCTTAGTTTAGTACACATAGTACATTTAACTACTCGCTTCGATTTTTTACGTTTAAAATGCATTAAGACAACTTATATGAAGAATTAGACAAAGTGAAATTATCTTTCCACGCCCACTGATCAAGAACTAACTGACTATACAAGCCATCATCAATTTCAATCTCTTCTTCAACTGTATGCTCTAACATAGAGATTGATTTTTCATACGAACTGAGATAATTCATTGGTGAAGGAGGAATTGATCTAATCTCTTTAAACTTATTCAAATCAGCTGTCTTGGCTAGCTTTAGATTTGCTTGAGAAATTCGCAAAACTGCTGCCTTATAATCCTCAACAGCTTCTTCATATTCCTTCTTATGCTTTTCTCTGTTACTTACAACCTTTTCATACAACACACTCTTTTTCATTCTAATAGAATACATATAAATCTCCAATGGAGCAGGTAGCCGGATTTGAACCGACACCAAGAGTTTGGAAGACTCCCATGCTAACCGTTAAACACCATACCTGCTTATTCTGGATGCGCTTTTTCTTTTATACCTAAAGATAAAATGTTTGCTGAATGCATCCAATAATTAAATTTTAGCCCACTCTAGAATTTGTTCTTTAGTTACTTTTCTCTGGTCAGGTTTGCCATACTTAGTAACCATCTTAACTATTCTAGGAATAATATCTGATCTAAACGCATACTCACCTTGCTCGTGTCTTTTTATCTCCACGCTCTTATATTCTTTACCTACAATATAAGCTCTTGCTAAATGAGTTGCTCTAGACTCGTTTCTCACATCCCATCTTCTATGATTAACTAGATTGTTGAATGTGAACTCTAATTCATATATTAACTTCTCACTATTTGCAATATAAGAAGCGTTATTCTTAATGCCTCTTATTCTACTTAGAATTTTACGTTCTTCAGTTTTAATAACAGCTGGTTCTAATGCTAAATGTTTTTGCTTAATTTTTAATTGTACTGACATTTTGATCTCCTTGTTAAAATTTAAATTATTTTGAAACAAGAAAATCTTTATGGCGGTCTAATCTATGGAATATGTAGTCTCATATTTAACTCCTTAATCTGGCGCTTCTAGCGAGAATCGAACTCACATTCACTGTTTTAGAGACAGCTACTTTAACCGTTAAGCTATAGAAGCATTGGAGCAGGTATCCGGTAACGATCCGGAATCTAGACTTTGGCAAAGTCTCGTGCGTCCATTCTCACCCTACCTGCTTTAATACTTGGCATCCCGAGAGGGATTTGAACCCCCATCAACGGTTTTGGAGACCGCTATGCTGCCGTTGCACCATCGAGATATTATTCTTAAATAATATATTAACTCTTTTTGTTTGTCAAGACATCATCTAAACTAATTCCAACCATCTCTGCTACTTTTTTCAGTAAAGCAATTTTATCTTCTATCTGACAATCTGGTTGGTTATTTTCTTCATCATATTTTACTGCACGCTTTAGAAGTTCTTTCATATCTAGAACTTCTTTCTTCAAATCATCAAATTCTTGTCTACTAATAACACTGACTGGATAAATTCCGCCAGGTACTGTAGGAGTAGAAGGAATCGTATAACCGGGTCCATCCCATTTTTTCCACTTATCATTATAATAATCACCGACCATCGATACTGTACACATATTTTACCTATTTGGTTTGGTTGTAATTGGTACCCCTACTCGGACTCGAACCGAGAAACTACTCTTTTTGAGAGAGTTGGCTTTGCCTATTTGCCCATAGGGGTTTTGCGTTTCTTTGTTTTCTTTGCAGCTCTCTTTTTTGGCTTTGCTTTTTCTTCGACTACCGGTTCTGCCACAGAAACCTTTTTATGCCAATCATAATGATCTACCTTTGCTAGGAAACTAGCTTTATCAATCTCCGTGAAAGGTATTTTATATTTTTGTAGTAATGATTGTAAATTTCTGTTTACAACTTTACTCAATTTAAATTCATCAATCAATTCTTCTAGTGTATAACCTTCACCAGCTAAATCTTTCCAAACTATATCGCGCTTTTTCATATATTCATACTTTAATTAATGGCACCCTTGCTAGGAGTCGAACCCAGAATTTAACGTCCGTAGCGTTATGTGATTTCCATTTCACCACAAGGGCATTGTATTTATATCAGAATGCACTTCTTTTTTGGCGGCTGTCCTACCATTAGACTAAGACCCTTTCGGAATCTATGGGAGTCGAACCCATATTCGCTGCTTGGATTAAAAGAATATTTGCTGTAAGCATTCTTATTATTTCTGAATAAGTGTTTACTGGATCTAGTAAACAGTTTTAAAACATGATGATCGAAATGTTGCTGAACTTATTCAAAACTGGTGGTGGTGAGTGGAATCGAACCACTTTAACCTGCCTTATGAGAGCAGTGCCTAGACCAATCAGCCACACCACCAAAATTTGGTACCCGAGGTGGGACTCGAACCCACAGAACTTCTGCTTCTAAGGCAGACGACTTTGCCAAATTTGTCCACACGGGCATTAAAACCATGTTGAAGTACACTGTATGGGTCTCGAACCCATGCGCTATGCCTTGTTATGGTCCCTGCTATCTAGAATTTAATCAGTCGCTCTTCCTACTGAGCTAACAATGCACTTCAATATGGTAGCTGCGGTGGGACTCGAACCCACAAGCCTAAAAGGCGACAGATTTTAAGTCTGTTGTGTATGCCAATTCCACCACGCAGCCAGTTTGGTAGGAGCAGAAGGACTCGAACCTTCGTCTTTCTGATTAAGAGTCAGATATAATAGCCTCTATACGATACTCCCATATTGGTGGGGAATGGATGGAATCGAACCTCTTGCCCATTGGGACCTGGTTTACAGCCAGGCGACCACACCAGTTAGTCCTTATTGCACTCCCCAAAAACTTTATCAGGATAGTTGTCTACTTTTTGTTTAAAGAGAGAACTCGAAACTCTCCTCGAAGACACGGCTCAGCACAATCTTCGCAGGGTTTCCCCTCTGATTGAACCTGCCGAATAAGCCTTCCTCCATTGTCGTTTGTTTGCAGAACCTATCCTATTTTAAAACTGGTCTTGGTGGCTGGATTTGAACCAGCGGTTTCCTGACCCCAAATCAGGCGACTTAACCAAACTAGCCTACACCAAGAATGACTCATTTACCAATCGTTGATAAATGAATCTAAATTTAACTCTAAAATTTCTTCCTTAAATGTTTGAATGAAATCCTCTGAATACTTTTCTCTTTCATCCTCGTACATATCTTGTACAATATCTTTCATATAAACTGTACAGTAACGATCTCTATAAAAATCATCATACCAATTAATTTTACCACTCTCTAGTAACTTTTCTGCTTCAAAATTAACTATATAAGAATTTTCATTTTTAAATGAAGCAGGAGCATGACAATATAACTTCCATCGTAAGTCTAGATCGATAGTTTTATCTGTAATGAAACTGATATACTTCTTCTTTAACTTATCTTCACGTTTATATTGCTCAATTTCATTATACAATTCTTCAAAATAGCTCATATGTTATCCTAAAGTGGTACTCCCGACAGGACTCGAACCTGTAACGTGCGCTAATCTGGCGCCTATGCCAAGGTATAAGCTTGGTGTTTTACCATTAAACTACAGGAGTATAATTCAAAAATATTTGGATGCGGGCATAGGAGTCGAACCTATTATCGCCAGCTTATGAGACTGGAATGATTATTCCGTTTCACTCTCCCGCAATTCATTATGGTGGAGACCCAGAGAATCGAACTCTTGTAGACAAAATCCTTGCAAGGGATTTCCGTAGCCCACTACTGCCCCCGTAACTTATCAGAATCCGTTTTTTCTTTTTTTCCATAAAAGTTTTTTGTTTGCTGAATGGATTCTTTATTCTTTGGTGCCCTGCGACGGAATCGAACCGCCTATCTCTTGGTTACAAATCAAGCGCATCGCCAGCAATGCTTGCAAGGCATAATGTTCTATGCTCCAGAGGTAGGGATCGAACCTACGATGCCTTTCGGCGACGGATTAACAGTCCGCTGCGTTACCTCTCCGCGCACTCTGGAGCATAAAACACTATGCAAAAATCGGTTTAGTATAATTTTGTTCATGCAAAATTTAACTAGTACTAATGCATCATACCCATTATAACTCCTAGGCTTTAAGCCCTCGCACCCAATACACCGAAAGGTATGGGGCGTGTCCCTTACAGCGAGGGGGATGTCCGGATCATCACCGCGACTCACTGTTTCATCCTCTTTTCGCTAAGGAGGCGAGGAATCTTCAGAGGGTAACCTTACATCATTACTGCATTATATATGCTCATTTTCATTTTGTCAAGCATATTTTTATACTTTCTGGAGCATCGAGTAGGATTTTAACCTACCTTTTACTGTTTTGCAGACAGTACCATAGACACTCTGGCATCGATGCATTTATTTTGGTGGAAGATAAAGGATTTGAACCTTTGTGCCGATTTCTCGACCATCCGTTTAGCAAACGGTGTCAATAAGCCTCTCTGACAATCTTCCATATTCTGGTCCTCCAGTTTGGAATCAAACCAACGTCTATCGGTTATCAGCCGATTGCTCTGTCATTGAGCTACAGGAGGAAAAACTTTGGCGCCATCAAGGGGGAACGATCCCCTACCTGAGCTTTGTTGAGCTCTGTGCAGACCACTACACTATGATGGCATAATCTAGGCCGGTGGGAAGCGCGCCGAACACTTCGTTTTTATGACTAGTCATCAAAAATATATTACCAGTATACTTTCAATTTCTTTTTCCCAACCTCTGGTAAAGGTTGGGCTCGCCATATTGTTTTTGCCATTTAAACTACCACCGTATTCGTGGAGGAAAAGGTGGGATTTGAACCCACGGAACCTTTCGGTCCTCTAGTTTTCAAGACTAGTGCAATCAGCCAGACTCTGCCACTCTTCCATATTCTTTGGTAGGTCCACAGAGACTCGAACTCTGAAAGACTGATTAAAAGTCAGCTATGATAACCAATTTCATCATGGACCCAAATTCTGGCAGGCGCGCTAGGAATCGAACCTAGAATGGCGGAGTCAAATTCCGCAGTGTTACCATTACACTCACACCAACTAATATTTTCTGTTCATGGGGTGAAAGGGGGAATCGAACCCTCGCTTCTTAGTTCACAGCTGAGTAGGCTACCACTACCTCACTAACACCATTAACCATATTAAAACACACTTTAGTCTATTTGGGAAGCATCGGGTCTCACGCCTCATTGCCCGTCTTTATCTTTTCAGACTTATCCTCTTAATGTGCTTTAATATGGCGCTCCCAGGGGGAATCGAACCCTCCTTTTTTAGGTTGAAAGCCTAATGACCTAACCAGTAGTCGATGGAAGCATAACCAAACCAAATTGTAAAAGAGCGTACTACGTTACTGCGTTACTGCTTTGTTTCTTTGCTACATCCAACAGTACCTATTATACATCATTTGCTACTGTTGTCAAGCATTATTTTTAACTTTTTACTACCATTTGCCTGACACGAGAATGCTTAGGCAAAAAATCTGCTAGAAATTGCATCTGATCAGACAAAATATTTCTATTTTGCAAAATCAGTGCCTCTGCCTTGTCTGGTACATAAGGAACAAACAACAGTTCCAAACCACACTCATCCAAAAGCATACTGTCCTTGTAGTTGTTACACTTTAAGCATGCAGTAACACAATTCATCCATGTATTAGGACCACCCTTAGAAACAGGAATAATATGATCCTTTGTCAATTGTGCCTCAGTATACTTCTTACCACAGTAAGCACACAAGTTCAAGTCTCTACGAAAAAGGTTTCTGTTGTTTAGAGCAGGAACTCTCTCGATATACTTAAACTTAGACTTCAATGCGATAATAGATGCAACTTCAACTTTCGATTGTTGACCGGTCATACGAGAAATACCACCGGTAAACATGAATTCTTCATCACCAAATTCCCAAGCAATGAGATCCTTACACTTAAGTGTAATAGCATCTTGCCATGTCATCCAACTATGTGGTTGACCACCGCTATTCAACGCCAAAATGAGATTTCTCATTTCAAACTCCTTTTTGGTGCAGAGTTAAGGAATCGAACCTTATTCTCATGCTCTTCAGGCACGCGCAATCACCAGACTTGCTCACTCTGCTATCATTTGGTGGGCCTACTAGGATTTGAACCTAGACTCAACGAATTATGAGTTCGCTGCTTTAACCATTAAGCTATAGGCCCAATTTACGACCATTATACAGCCTTTAGCTTAAATGTCAAGCATTATTTTTTCAGTGCCCCATAAACAAAAAACCCCAGATTTAAACCTGGGGTTTAGTGTAACTCCTGTGCAAACTTTCTTACACCAACCCCTTTATTTTCATCCATAGTGCATCATAGGCACAATTTTCTATGCCTGATCCACTAGGTGTTGTAAAAATAGATTGATGTAACATTTTAGTTCCTCTTATTGTACTAATATATATACAACTCAGTCGATTTTATTGTATTTTTTTAAGAATTTTTCTATATTTTTCTTAGAATAAATTTTTGTTTTACCTCGACGAATTGCTATTACTTCCTCACAATCCATTTTGTAAACATAATTAAAAAAATCAACTAACATATCAATTGTTATGTTACCATGCATTGAACCTAGGAAAACTTTCCTGCCAATAAATTGTATAGTTGCAACAGCATCATAAGCATCTTGTGACTCGAAAGATTTTCCCTCTGAATAAAATCTAACATTAGCTACTATAGGTTGAACATGAATAGGCATTTTTATTTTTATTTATAAAAACCCAGCCTGGCTGGGTTTTCTTATTTACTCTTGTAGAAGCTGTTTCTTTTTTAAAATTTCGATCTTTTTAGGTTTCTTTTCTTCTGGTAGTACATGCTCTAGATTAATAGAAAGCATACCATTTTCTAATGTTACCTCTGTGATTTTAAGATCTTGAACAATGTAGGAGCGCTTAAAGCCTCTACCTGCAATGCCATGATGCAAGTATACATCATTGGTTGCTTGTTCTGCATGTGTACCAACAATAGTTAGAGTGTTTTCTTGAAGAGTAATATCAAGATCTTTTTCAGAAAAACCTGCTACTGCTACATCAATAGCAAATGTGGAATCACTCGTCTTTCTGATATTATATGGAGGATAGGAAGTACTAATTTTTGAGGAACTAATATCGTCAAAAATCTCATTAATATTTTTAAAGAATCGATCATGCCCTACAAAATATTGATCAAGAAATTTATCATTAAAGTTTACTGGTTGTAATTTAGTCATTGTTTTCTCCTTTTTAGCAAGAATTAAATGTGAGACCCCTAAGGCATCTCACATTTGTATTTATAACAGAACTCAAAAACTAGTTAACTTTTTGTGCTGATTTCCTTCTACCTAAGTTATATTTTGCCTGAGCTGTCCACTCATTCTTTTCTTTAAATGTAAGAACTTTAATTTGTGAAAGAGGGGCTAGATCAGTGCATGTTGATTCATCGGCAATAGTTATTAAACCCCAATCTTTTAAAAGTTTAGCAATAGTATTTCTACGCTGCAGATCATTATTTGAAATATCACAATACTTTCCATCTAGAGCAAACAATTCTTTAAAATGTACTAGAAAGTACTTGCCCTGCTTGTGCAGAATGTGACATGACTGATAAAGAATTTTGTCTTTTTTGGAAGCAACACCAATTCTAGACAGAGTCTCTTTAATTTTTAAGAAGTCATCTGGTTTAGCTAAAATTATCTCTAGAGGTTGGTATCCCTCTAGATTCACATTGAATTTAATATTAGTCATTTTGAAAGCCCACCTTTTTGTAATTTTTGTTTTATCAGATCAAGTTGTTCTTGCGAAAAGAGAGTATGAACTCTGTGGGCTTGTTGTGTGCTATACCCATAAAAAGATTTAATAATCTCAATCGCCTCCAGCTTATCAGCTTTAAACCATTTGTTGTACCGCTTTTTAGGTTTAATTATATATTTAAGAAAGTCATGCTGGAGTTTCTTGTCTAGATGTGGGCGAGAGTTCATTTCATTAGCGTAAATTACTGTGTCAGCACCAAAACTTAGAGCTTTATTTATGATGAAAGGATTATACTGCTTCTCTGACCAATCATCAACAATCAAGTTCTCTTTGCTATTTGTGATACTTTCAACGAAAGCAAAGGGAGCAATTGTGGGTAATTTATACTCTTCCATTTTATTTCTTAAATGTAATTGATGCCATGATCTCTGTCAGACAAGCAACTAAATTAATCTCTTGATCTGCACAAAAACTTGACTTATATCCATAATCTGCTAATATTAAAACTAATTGAGGAACCTCGTTTGCTTTATCTAGAAGATCATCATAAATCTTACGAAAAAGAGTTGAGGGATCATTGTCTAGATTTGCAACAACCCACTGGCGCATCTTCTTCCAGTCTTTTTCTTTCAAAGACTTGACTAGTTCCTTGGTATTTACATCATCAACCTTACTTAGTAATCCCTCGTCGATATTACCATGAACTGAATACTTTTGTAGTTCGTTTAAAATTCTTCTATAATCTGGGAAGAATTTCATCAATAAAGCAGCAATTACCTTTTCATCATATGAAATTTTTTCATTATCAAGAATAAACTTTATTCTTTTCATGAATTTTGCTGCAATCTTGGGACTTTCCTCCCTTGATATTTTAAACTCTACAACAGCACAACGAGAATGTAGAGGAGCAATGATTCTGTTCTTAAAGTTACATGTTAGAATGAATCTACAATTTTGTGCAAATTCCTCCATGAAAGATCTAAGGGCAGGTTGTGTAGAGCTAGCCTGCAGGTAATCTGCTTCATCTAGAATGACTACCTTAGGCTTACCTGTTAGAGAAACTGTAGATGCAAACTGCTTTATCTTTGTTCTTAGAGTATCAATACCAGATTCCTCTGAACCATTGATAATAATATAGTCAGTTTCCAACTCCTCACAAAGAGCTCTAGCTATGGTCGTTTTACCCATACCAGCTCCTCCACAGAGTAGCATATTTTGAATCTCACCTTTAGTAATATATTCCTTAAAGGTGTTCTTTTGACTCTCTGGGAGAATACAATCTTCAATTGTTACTGGGCGATATCTTTCGACCCACAAAAACTGCTCATCACGAATTTGATCCATTTTTAAATCTTTGAGGTTGGTTCAACTGCTAGAATATAAACCATTTGCTTGCCCTTAGTTGTTCTAAATTCAACAGCTAATCCGGGCTTCTTTGCAATAGTCACTTTGTAATCGTTTGGCATTAGTTTGAAATTTTCTGTTGCCAAATCGCACTGAAAATCATCTTTGCACTTACCAATTACTCGATTGAAATTGTTTGCTGTACTATTCTTCTTATCACCGATACGCATTGTGACTGTACCCTTTTCAGATACAATTGAAAGAGTAGGAGCTGCTAGTAATGCCATGATCTTACTGATTGTTTGAATGTCCTTACTTGTCAAATCAAATTGAAAGAAAGGTTCAAACTCTACTTCCTTTGTAGGTGGCTCTGGCAGATTAACGCTACAATAAAAATATTCAAAAGCACCCGAATCATTCTTAATGACCATGCTCTTATCTCCAAAATCAATATCTTGATCATCGGAGAATGACAGAATTTGTAGAAGGGAATTTAGTTCATAAATTCCAAACTTCTGAGGGATCTCTTCCTCGATCTGAGCTGTGGCGAAAATAGACTTAGCTACATTAACTGTGGCAAGCTTCTTCCCTTCACGAAAAACCATATTTGGATTAATCATTGCAAAATTTTTCAAAATTTGAATCGTTTCATTACATAATTTCATTTTCTATAATCCCTAACTTTTGTTGTTTCATCTGAACCTACTTCTTTATCATGAGTATGAAGTAACATGATAGCATAGTGTAATACTTTTAAAATATCTTTTCTATTTCTACCTTCCTTCTTACCATATCTTTGAACATACTTCATTATGTTGCCTACAGTAAATCCAACTCCATGCCCATTGTCTATAATAAATTCGGATGTTTGAATTTTACTTTGAGCATAATGCTCGTTATACGTTGAATCAATATAAACTTTTAAATCTTCTAAAATTTTATCTTCACTATATTTGTAATCTATTTTCTCCATGGGAAGGTTTCTCCATATTTTTGTTCCATAGCTTTGTTTCCTTCGATGAAGAAATTTGGCTGTACTGAATCTGCTCTGTTTCCTGCTCTATAGTTAACAGTATACTTACCTGACACATTACACTCTATTTTATTATGTCTTAGAGTAGATGTCAATAGGCGATCCACCTCTGGTTGCTCTTGTGGATGTCTTGCTCTACGATACCAAATAGGTGATAATTGAACTGCTAAAATTTTTGGTAGGAAGTAACAGTTTACATCTACAAAATAATCATTCACTACAGATTCCCAATTACCTAGACTCTCACAATCATCATTGCAAATAAAGTTACCATCCATATCTGTTATTTTTCTAAGTGAGCATGACCAACTATTAGGTTTGGTACATTCAACTAAACTCTCAACATGATCGGGTTCTAACCAATTATCTTCATCTAGATAAGCTATATAATCTCCCTTCGCCAAAAAAGTACCTGCTGCATACATTCTATGACCATTGTAATTATCAGTACCGGTTGGATAAGGTAGGACTATAACATCTTGTGTGAGATCTAATTCAAAATCATGATTAGATAAATGTTCTTTTCCATCTATAAAAACCAAATGCTGAATATTTTTATAGGTTTGATTTTGTACTGATTCTAAATTCTTCTTTAAAAATTCAGAACAAGTTGTTGCTGTTATTATTGTTACTAGTGGATTATTCATTAAATTTCCATCCAAATTTATCCTCTGGTTTCACTCGGCTTATGTTGAAGCCTACACATTTTTCTAATGTATTTGGATATAAAGGATTGTCGTGTTCATCCCAACCATTACCACAAAACTCATATTCATTTTTAAGAGCTTTTCTAGATTCACCAAACCATCCCTCATGCATTGAATGAACCATAGCATTATCTCTTACAAAAGGCCAGACACAATCTCGAAGAAATACTTGGTCATTAGTATAGTAAAAATTAT